TACTGTTTTAATTTGGCCAAGGCCTTATTCATTTCATTGTTATACTCTTGTCCAAATTTGGATTGATAACTTGCAAGGGCGTCGGTGTAGAAATGCGCTCCAATCATTGAACCCGTCCTTCCGCCGTTCTCTCTGAAACGTTGTTGCGTGCCCGCATTGAGCCAACCTAACCGATACCATCCCGATTTTGGATTTCTGCGATTCTTTGTAATCCTAACGTAGCGGGCAAATCCTTTGTCGTCCTTGCGGAATGTTTTCCCCGCTCTCACGCCTTGTAATATCTTATCATTGTAGAGCTTGCCGTTTTTGTTTTTGCGAGCGTCGGTTATATGAATGCCTGATGAACGGAGATTCTTTCTCACCTCATTCCTGAGATTCAACCCACATTTATTTATTGCTTTGCGGCTTGCTTTCAAACTTTCCTTCTGTATATCAGAAATGAACTTCTTTGCCGTGTTCCTTATTACTGTGATTGCTAACTTCATACTTAGAAATATTCTATACCGTTTTGCGTCCTATCAACATACAACCAAAATTCTTTCAACTCAGGTTTGTGCTGAATCTCAACCACTCGATAGGTGTTGCTATATTCTTCCGTTTTTTGATTTAAAACCTTTGAGCTCAACAGTTGAACGATTTTGCCCTCTGAAATATAGCTGTAATCATGATAATCTCGCACCGCAAATAATCTACTTGTGATTGGGCGCATAGCTTGTCCATATTCACCATATTTGGAGGGGTTGTCTTTTACTTCACGACAAAATATCACCTTCATATCTTCCAACGTTTTCTTTGGCCTAATAGTCCGTTGGCTATATCCCGCGCCTTTCCAATCAAAAGGTGCACCCTTAACGTTAGGTGAGTGCGCCGTCTCATCTTGTTCATCCTGAAAATCAGCCGTGCCCACTCGCAGTGCCATACTATATTTACCCGCAAACATATCTATCAACCGTTATAATTCTTATATAATGAGAGAATGTATTCATAAGAGTGATTCCCTTTTTGTAGATTGGATAAACTCTCACGATTCATATACCATGTACCAACAAGTAATTTAATGGCATGAGCAAGGGGTTTTTGCCCCTCACTCGTTATGCCATCAATATTATCACAGATATGCCGTTCAACAACAACTTTTGCCGCGTCAATAAGACTTTGAAGATAGGAATCTTCCCCATGCCAATCCTTTTCAAGGTTCAAATGTTGCTTGATTTCATCCAATGTAATTTCCATATCTGTTTAATCGTTATGAATCTTATTTCAATGCACCAACCTTAATTGTTTCAGGTCTAAGCACTTTCACGTCGCAGTAGAAATTTACTACCAAACGCACAAGGCCACTTGCTGCTTTTGTCATTGGATCAACAGTAATATCCAAATTGCCCCAATTGGCAATTACAACGTTAGAAAAATCACCATAGGCAAAGCGTTTTTCTGCAATGTTGCTTGTGCTGAGGGCTTCCGTTCCATCAACTGCGCCGTTTTCATATACAAGATTTGTCGTCTTATCACCCTTCACCATGTTGCGCAATGCACCCTTAGCTTTTGGAGAAAGAAGATAGACAACTTTGCCATCAACATTAGCATTCTCAACATCAGCTTCAAGGTCTGTAAGGTCTTTGAATTTTGCTACTTCTGTGAGGGGTGTTCCGTTATTGTAGAAAAGGCCTTGGGGCATGGTGTTTGTGCCTTGTTCAGCACCGAGGAACGTTTTTTCTAACTTGCTGTTGATAGCTGAAAGAATCTCTTCACGGATTACACGCTCAGCGCTTGCGGAATCTTGTAACAAGAATTGCTTGGAAACGTCTACAACGCAAGACAAACGCTTTGGAGATAATTTCACGTGGGTGAATGTCATATCAGTTGCGGCCGTCTCGCTTGTTTCTCCCTCCCAACTACAATTTGCAGAAGAAGATAACGGGAATTGAACATCACCCGTAAGATTCTCGAGTACTCTTGCGCCCGCCTGAACGAGGACATTTTTAGCTTTAAGGCTACCCATCACGTCCATGAGGTTGGTTGCAACAATGTCTTCACCTTCTGTTTGAACAGTGATTGCACGCTCTTCAACGGCGGTGGGTAATTGGATTTGACCAACAAGGGACAAACTGCGATTTCTCATTTCTGCCTGACCTTCTAAAACCACGGCTTGTGCGATTGGGTCTAAACTTCTATTTTCTGATACTGCGCGGATTGCGCCAAGTAATGAAAAGCTTCTCTTTTCCATTTGTTTCTCTGTATTGTTATTATAATTATAATTTTCTTCTTTGGTTCTGAGTTCTGTTTCTAATTCATTGATTTCCTCATTGATATTAGAAATGTCCTTGCGGAAATTATCCATCTTCATTTTATCATCATGAGAGAATGAACGTATTTCTAACTTCCGCTGATTGCAGATTTCACGGACTTCTGAAACGATTTGTTCCTTCAATTTCCGCTTCTCCTCAATCTCTGATTTAATATGATATGTACTTCTAATGCTCATATAATATAAATAGTCTATTATTGTGTTTTTTACAACGTTTGGATTACAAATTCTCAAATTCTTTTATCGTCGCGTCCATGATATTGTTTATCTCAGTGCTCTTCAATTCCACCTCTTCCAATTTGCGCTTGTTCTGAACGCTTGTCGCTTCATAAGCGGGCGTAAAAACGGGGCTAACGTCAAATAATAAATCAACCTTTGAGATTTCACGGCAAAGCACGGGGTCTGCGTCTTTATCAAAAGGCCACTGATAAGAAAATTCATCACCACCCTCAGCTATTGTAAATGCAAAGCTACTCCCCGTAATATCACCACGTCTAAGGTATTCCAAGAGTTCATCCCCGTATTGTGTTTTTGGAGCTTCAAACGTGTATTTTAGGCCTTTCTCGTCCACTTCTAATATAAGGCTGCCTTCTCCATATTTGGAACGTGCTAATACCTTTTGGTCGTCGTGATTGAGCTTGCAAATAACGTCTGAACGTTTAATTGTTTCTTCTGTAATTGCGCCCTTCAATATCTTCTCATAAAAACCAAGGTCGTTGCTCCATGTCTCAAAAATGACCGCATAGCCTGAAACGATTCTATCTTCATATTGGATAGCGAGTTCACCACCTCTTTTCTCAATTTCCTTTTCCTTCTGTTCCTTCATTTTCTTCTTCTTGTGTGTCTGAATTATTTATCGTGTTCATATTGATATCCGTAAATGGAATAATATGTTTGTCCCCTTGTTCTCCAATGCTTTCATAGCCCAATTCATTTCTAACCTCATTGATTGAAAGGCAGCCGTTTTGGAGTAATGAGCTGAAATACTGACTTTGCGTGCTTTTGCTCATTCTAAGCATTGAATTTTCATCGACATCTATCTTATATCGGCCTTGACTTTGAGGGCTGAACATCTTGCGACTGAACTCGTGCTCAATCATTGAAATGTAGTTCTGAATCGTGGTTGTAAGAAATAAGTTCATTAAGTCCTCCACATTGCTTGTTTTTCCGCCCATTCCTACAAGTTCAGGGGGTACACCAAAGAATGAACAAATCTCGATTGCATTAAATTTGCGAGAATCTAAGAGCTGCATTTCTTCTGCATTACTACTCAACGCCTGATATTTCATATCTCCACTCAACACCAAGACACCATTTGTCGATTGCGTCCAATTGTTAGCGATATCCTCTTTCTGTTTCTTGCTGATTGCGCTGAGCGTCGAGAGCACACCACGGGCGGGCTGCCCACCACTTTGGAATATCTGTTTTGCTGAATTTTCCGCCCCGTGTGCAATTTGTAATTGACGAGCGGCAAAACTAAGTACAGATTGGCCGTGTATTCCATCACTTGAATTGTTCTGCAAGTGGATTATATCAAAAGGCTCAATCTTCTTCACCTTATTCAAGAAAGGCACTTGGTAATACAATTCTTGCTTTTGCTTGTTCCAATACACCGACACATCAGACGGCTCTAAATATGTAATGTCCACAACATCACCTTGCTCATTCCGATTCAAGTAACAAAAGGCATTCCCCCTTAATAGGACATCTGAAATCAACTTCTTCATGAAATTGTATCTTGTCATCACCATGTTGTCAAATACTTTCTGTAACCGATGATTTTTTTGTTCTCGAGTGTTTCCCTTCTTGTCGATATATAAGACATTCAGGGGCAAATTTGCCACCGTTGAACTGATTAAATCGACACACCTATAGACCGATGAAAGGTTTTGTGCACGGTCGTTGTTATTGAAAAGGTCTTGGAATGTATTAAGCCCTTGCCCGATTCTTTCTTCATAAGAAATAGACGGCTCAAAATTCCGTTTTTCCCTTCTTGATATCTTGAATCCAAATATATTCATTGGCATTATTGATTTTTTCTATATTATATTGAAGTGTCAAATTGAGGTTGTAATAAGTAGCCCCCAAGCGCTGAAAGCATAGATATAACAGAGTCGATTTTTGCGCTTCCTCCTTTTGCCATCCCTTTTTTAACGGGCTTGCAATTCTCGTTGTGGTCAAATTTCAGCTCTACATTGTCAAAACAAAAGCGGGTAAGAATGTTGTTATCTATTCTGCAAGCCCCCATCTTCACCAAACGCTCAAATTCTTTTGTTGGCCTATTAAATGACCAAAGCGCCTGAGAAAATGGAGTGAGGGGCAATCCCTTTGCTGTTGCGTCAATCGCCCATTGTGTTGCATTATATTGGTCATAGAACACCCCTCCGATTGTATAGCGCTCCGCAATTTGAAGAAGTACTTTTGTAACCTCTGAATAATCGCAAACATTTCCGTTGGTCTGAATTAATTGATGTTGATTTATTGCCTTCCGATATATTTCTTGGTTCTGATTCTGTTGAAGTGCTGATTCAGGTAAGAAAAACCACGTTTTGAAGTAATATATTCCATCTTCTACCACCATCATGCTCAGACAAGTAAGGTCACATGTACTCGCGAGGTCTACCCCAAGCCAAACAATTGTATTATCAGGGTCAAATTGGTCAAGGCTTATATCGCATGTGACATTTAATATCTCATCATGAGTTAGCCACGTCTTTTCATAATCAGTCAATCCCCAAAATCCAAAGTTCTTGCATTTCACAAACGGCTCAACCGTGGGGCTATTACTTGCCTTGTTTACCTCAATTTGGAGTTTATCAGGGTATAAGGTCTGCCCAAGACTCGGGTTTGCCTTCTGCCACACTTTTGGGTCTTTATAGTCATCCTCAGGGTCAAGACAATAGATAAAAACAAGCTGTGAATCGTCTTGCACTTTTCCGCTCAGAATCTCAATCATTTCTTTCCTCTTGGTATAGGCAACGCCGTTCATGTCAAAGCCCGCGGACGTGATTATAATTCCCATTGGATTGCGACGACCTTGCATGCCTGAACACATGTTTGCATATACCTTTTCCGTTGTACTCTCGTGGTATTCATCACAGAGGTAGCAGTGAGGATTCAGGCCGTCGAGTCTTTTTGCTTCTGCTGCAAGGCAACTAATTTGAGAATTGGTCATCGGGAACTTAATAGAGTCCCTGAAACGATGAAATAGCTTGTTCTTGGGGTCTAAACCACCGAGGAATTTATGCGCATAGTCATAGGCGACCAATGCTTGTTTGTGGCTGTTTGCGAGAAAAAAAACATCACTTGATTGTTCACCGTCCGCAATCATCATATAAAGGAGAATCGCAGCAGCAAGAGCCGTTTTTCCGTTCTTTCTTCCTACTTCAAACCAAACATACTGAACAACACGCCGATTCTTTGGTTTGCCTTCTTCATCTTTCCAATAGAAACCAAACATATTTGTGATTATGAATCTTTGGAAGTCTAATAATTGGAATTGTTTCCCCGCGTGCTCGCCTTTGAAGTGTTTGAGCTTTGAAATGAAATTCACCACTCTATCAACTGCACGAGGCCTGAACTCCATATCAGGACGAGAGAACCAATCAAGGAAACGTTTGGTTGCTTGTTTTATGTATCGATTTGCGGTTATCTTGCCACTTTGGACATCCAACGCATATTGCTTATATTTGAGAAGAGAATCAGTTGCCCGATTGTCACTCTTCTCCTTCATAATTGGAACTTGTTAATGCGCTGATGAAATCTTCTGCGCTTATATCTTCATTGCCTTGTTCTTTGGGTTTGCAACGTTCCCTATAATATGGATTAGCCCCAATGAGATTAAGAATGCGCATATTGGAAGCGACCAACTCTTTCAATGTAGTTAATAGGGGGTGTCTCCTTGCGCCGTTCTCATAATTGCAAATCCCCTTGTCTCTGATTTCCTTCTCGCATTGCTTTTGGAGGTTATATTGCATTTTGAATGTATCAACGAGGTAGAACCATTCATCGGGGATTTCCACTTCATTAGTCTCATCATTCACGACTCCATATCTTTCTATTAAGCCCGCAATTAGAGCGTCTGAATAGCCGTTTGCGCTGTTTGGTTTTCTCTTCATTGTCGTTTTTCATTTGTCCTTATCTATAATAATAAATAGTGCGATACTTGGAATTTGTCAAGGTTGCGCGGATATTTAATGCGTTTTTTCCTCCATATAAGCGCTATAATACCACCACTTGAACGTTTCCACCTCCTGAACGATATAATGCAGTAGAACGGATATAAACGTTGATAATCGGTTATCGTTGGATATGATTGGAATGTTTCCATATAGTCCTATTATGGGTTTATCCCTATGTTATGGGGATTATTCCACTTTGTCATAATCCATAGGTTGTTTTTTTGTAGGGTGGATTTATGGTTATGTGTTGGGTGACCGATAATCTGATTTTATTATATAGAACTAACACATTCAAGAATATATCTCAGAATCAGAAAATCGGTCAAAACCGATATATAAAGAAAAACCACCACACGTTATAAACGCATAGTGGTACAAACATATATATAAAAACTAAGTGGTCATCTTTATCTCCTTCAATCGACTTTGTAAAGTAGAAAGCGCGATTGAAATTCCTTTAT